TACAAAGCCATAGAAACACCATTAACAGCAGCAGGATCTATACCATCTGCTCCAAGTGTTCCAAATATAGCTCCACTAAATTCATCTTTTTCAATAGCATTTAGCAATAGACGACCATTTGGTGTCTTATCTAAACCAATAATGTTACCAAGGGTGGACTGAATACCCTTCATCATCTGCTTACGCTGACCTAAAGAGGCTGCTGCGTATATATCTTTGAAAGCATTAGCGTGATATGAGCCTAAAGCCATACGAGCATAGCGATAGAAATCACGAGGGGCAGTGCGAGCTGTATGATCAAAAGCCTCATCGTTGATTAAACCTGGAATCGGGGTAAATTTTGCTTTAATTCTATCAAGACGGTTAGCCCAATACTCAGGTTGAGATACTTTTAAGTTCTGACGGAAGTCTTTAACCCTAGTTGCAAGGGCAGCACCTGCTTCACCAGCAGTAGTATCAACAGTACCAATGATAGTTGCAAGTAATTCATCTACATCAGAGACTTCCATAGTTTCTAGTAGCGCACGACCATCAGAATCTAAATCAAATACTCTACGACCTGTAGTAAGAGTTTGAACCTTAGCTGCTTTGGCTGGAGTCATACGTGGAGCAAGTTTAATTCTGCGTCCAGGCTGACCATAAACCATCATCTCTAAAGCGTTAGCCTCAGAAAGAAAGTCTTTAGCAGTATCTAAATCAAATACTCCAGGACGCTTACGGCTTTCTTTGCCAAACTTTCTAAAAGACTGTATGAAATCATCATCTAATCCAGGCTCTAAGTCATTAAGAGCTTTACGAGTTCTTAAAAGTTCTTCTGGATTCTTAGATACTACTGCTTTGTCGTATTCGTCAAAGGCTTTTGTGTAGCGAGTCCAGAAGTTTTCTACGCTTTTACGACCAAATACTGTCTTAGTATCAAAATACTTTTCAACTTTAGCAGCAGAACCAACCATATCTTGAAGGGCATACTTGCCAGTAACACCAAGAGCCTTAGATCCACCTAGATAAACTTTACGAGCCTTACCTAAGATAAGGGTTGGGTCAAACATAATACGATAAGTTGCATCAACTGCGCCAGAAATCCAAGAGTATAAAAGACCCTTGCCTTCTAGGTCTCTTGGTAATAAAGCATTTGCTACATCTCTACCAGGAGAATACTTAGCAGCATTCATTTCAGCTACAGCATCACGCAGTAGTGGATCTATAATTTTACCAGTCTCAGACTGGATTGCCTCTGCTGCAATTCTTTTTTCTTGAGGTGTCTGTGCTTCAGCATAGATAGCAGATGGGTTTACTCCAGCAGCAATACGCTTAGCAACGTTTACATAGGCGTTTCCGTATCTTGATACAGCCTTATCAACGCGATCTTGTTGGAATACGTTTTCGCTGTCACGACCAACCTTAGCCCAAGCGTCTGCATAATTTATATCTTCTTCTGCAGCAAGACGACCTGAACGATAAATACGAGTCATCGTATCTGATGCTAGATCTAATACATCAAATACAGTTGAAACGCTTTTCTTAATTGGAGCAAAAGCATAATGCGCTGCAGTCTCAAGCCAAGAACGATTAACAGCTTCTGAGTCTGGCTTATTACTTCCTGCTAAAGCAACTAAAGACTGTTGTTTATTCTTAGGAAGTTTAGAAAATTCATCTTCTGCATACTTACGTGGCAGGTTTGTTAAGCGCTGATGTTCTTTTAATGCAGCAGCTAATCCGTCAATTTGACGTTTCTGACTTGGATTTACACCAGCGCGAAATGCTGCTTGCGCTAGATTGGGGTTCTCTGGCGTATATGCCATTACAAACCTCGTGCAACTGCTTGTTGATACAGAATTGCTATTTCTCCGTCAGTGTCATACGGAAGCATTGTTGCTAGAATATCTGATAAACGCTCTGATCTTTGCTGATTTCCCATAATCTCAGGACCAGCACCTGGACCCATTGCAATGCCTGTAGTAATCGGTTCATCGCTACGCTCTGATGGAGCATACAATGGAGTAATCTGACTTGGTGCCATACCCATCTCTGATTGAGATGTAGGGCGCACATCTGGAGTCTTAGCTAGTGGAGCTCCTGCTTTATTAGCAGTGTTCTCAACACCTGAGCCGTACTCTGTGGACTGGAATGACATTCCATCTGTTCTCTTGGAGAATTTGCCTGGGCCTGCTGCTCCTGCGAGTGGGCCTCTAGCCATTTGGATCCTCCATCTTTTCTAAATCTGAAGTAAATTGTTCCCACACTTTGGAAACCTTTGTTGTTCTATTTGCGTTATACACTGCTAAATCTAAAAGTTCTGATGCGAGCATCTCTACAGCTCGGACTATATTTACAAAGAAACCTGATATAACTACAAAAAAATCTGCGAGAGTGACAGAGCGTGGTACGAAATCTTTATCTTTATCCACGCTCTATCCTCTCACTATAAAACTAAGCCTTCTTGCCTTTACGAGCTTTGCCAGCATAGCCAAATTCGACTTTGCCGCCTGGCTTCTTCATATCCTTCTTGCCCTCAGTTGGCTTTGCCATTGGAGCCTTTGCACGACCACCTTTTTTCATTTTACACCTCCCTACCCTGCAATAGATGCGAGTAATGTAGCAATATCTGGACGAGAGCCAGCAGCAGGGGCCGCACCCATTTGTTCTTGAGTTGGCTGCGAGGCAGGAACGGGGGCCATACCTGCTGCTGGAACTTGTTCGCCCATCATTTCTGTTGGGACTTCTGGAGCTGGCTCTGGAGCAAATACTTCTTCAACTATCGTCTCAAGTTGTTTACCTTTTTGGCGACCCTTAATAACCTCTGCGATTCTAGAAACAATCTGAGAAGGATCTTGACCTTGGGCTGCAAGTGCTGGAATGGTCTGAGCATACTGAGCAACAGCAACACGCAAAGAATCACGCATCTCTTCAATATCCACACGCTGCTCTTCTTGAGTGACATTTAACTCCATAGGAATTTCTCTGCGTACATAATCTCTTGATACAAGTTTGTCGCTTCGCATCTGTAGCAAAGCAATAATTGCATTGTTTGGATTCATACCAGACATAATGCCGTAACGAACATCTACACCATACTCGCCAGCAATCTGACGACTTGGTACATACTTCATATTAAACGGAGTACCGTCATCTACTCCCTTGATTTCTTTGGTCATAGAACCAAAGATTTTCTCATCTACTTCAAAGCAGAGAGATACTAGCTCGGTGAATAGTCTTGCAAACTGTGCTTGTGCTGCACGAACTTGAGTATCAAAGCCAGCTTGTAGGGCTTGTACTCCGCGACCTGTAATGATTGAAGCATCAACGTTACCGCTACGTACTTCTGGATAACGAGAACCTAAACGTAGTTCTCGCTCTAGAACGCTTGACTCAGTAAAGACTCCAGGTGGAAGTTCTAATGGAACACGGCGGATACCTTGCGGATTAGCAGAACGCATAATCGCATCAGGACCAAGTGCTAGTTCCTGTACATCTTGCGGAATAGCAATAGGTGCTTGGATAGACTTCTCTGCTGCTTGAATCTGCAATACTGCAAAACGAGCACGAGCAAGTTGTACTGCTAGAACATCATCGAACTGACCGCGTGCTTCTCCGTCTAGGGATGAACGCATTGCAACGCGAGCTAAACATTTACCAATGGCATTAGGTAGGTTTAATAAAACTAAGTTGTTACGATCTGGAACATAGATTAAATCTTGGTCCTTATCGTGGTAACGAACCATTGTGATATAAGGAGAGCTATTTGCATAGTTCCTGTTTGTAATAATTTGATCATAGAACTCTGGATACTGCATTGCTAGAGTCTCTGCATCAGTATTCATTACTTGAGTAATTGAGATACAGCGACCAAAGCGGTCCATCTCAGGATAAACACCAAAAGGATTTAATAGACGGATGCGTGGATTGTTTGTTTCGTAATCCATCTCTACCATTGCTGGTAGTAAGCCGTAGGTGTTAAACCAGTCAGCACCCTGATACATCTGAATCTGTAACTCAGATGCTGATACAAAGTAGTTTGCAATACGAGTTCTAGTATCTGCTGCCTTGCGTGCAGAGTCAGAAACCATATTGGTAGCAGCGCAGTTAAAGGATGGCAGTGGTGCCATTACCTCTGCTAGGTCACGTGCAGCTACATCTACAAAGTTAGCAACTAGAGGCTTTGGGTACTCCTCAGAGAACATAGCAGGATAGACCTTGCTTATATCCCCTTGGCGCACAGATAGCACGTCACGCATACGCTGATCACGCGCTGAGTACTTAGTCTGTAACCGTGATACCTTAGCAATAACCTCTTTGGTTGTAAGCATTTGTCCTTATCTATTCTTTACGCCGAACATACCGCCGATGCCAGCGCCACCGCGCATACCGCCGCCACGAACTTTTATTTTAGCGCCACCAGCGCTTTTCATTTTTGTACCTGGAACTGTTAAAGCTGCTGTAGTCAGACTACTTCCAGATTGAAGTTGAGATGCTATTTTATTTACATTTGTACCTTTAGGAAAAGTAATAACAAAACCATTAGGTTTTGTTACTCTGATTTTTCCTGTAGCAGTTTTTGTAATGTCAAACTTGCCTTGTTTTGTTCTAATGTAAGAAGGTGTTGGGCTACTTGTTTTTGCTACTGGAGCACCTTTTGATTTTGGTTTCTTAGCCATTGTTTGTCCTTACTTCTTTTTCTTTGGTTTAATATTTCCTCTAGGTGGCTTTGACCTTATCCCAGTTTCCATTGGGCTCTTTGGTCCCTTTGGCATTGGCGCTGGCTTCTTAGGCTTTGACGTTGGTTTAGGCTTTGGCTTAATCCTTGTAGGTTGCTTGGTAGCAGTAGGCTTGGTATATCTCATACCAGGTAGAATCACATCGTAATCTGGTGGAACAGAACCTTTTTTATTCTTAGAAGGAACTTTCTTCTTCTTAGCAATAAAATCATCAAGCGTTGGCTTCTTTGGCATTATTTAGTTTGCCAGTTCATTCCGCCAGTACCCATTCCGCCACGAGCACCGCCACGACCCATACCACCTTTTGCGGTACCTGTAGTTCTAGGCTTGGCTACTGGGGTTTTTTTAGCTGGGGCTTTCTTTTTTGTTTTCTTTTGTGCAGCCTTTTCAGCAGCAATTAACTTAGCAATGGTTACATCCAGACGTTTTGAAACATCCTTTGGTACTTTGTCAAGTGCGCTTAGTTGCTGAAACATTTTTTTTAATTGTGCATCACTTATTTCCATTAGTTACCTAACGCTTTCTTTGCTCTACGAGCCTTTGCTTTAGACTTTTCACGAGCTGCGATACCTTTAGCGCGAGATAAAGTGCGCTCACGTTCTAATTTGACTTGACGTGCGGTAGACTTAAAGCCAGTTCCACTAGCCTTAAGAGTTTTCTTTTTAGAAGCATCAACATCTGTCTTAGATGCAAACTTTCCAAACTTAACAGGAAAATCTGGTCCTTTTATAAAAGTGGTTTTTGCTCCTGCTTTTTCTGCACGTTCAACTTGACGTCTAGCCTTGCTTTCTCTAGGAGACAAATTTCCTCCACCAGAAGTTGTTGTATTACGGTACGACACTGTACCACGCGCTTTTTTAGTGGCTTTTCTAACAGCATCTTTTGTGCTCATTGGTTTATTCTTTGCCATAATGTCCCCTATATAAATTGACGTTGTTGTTCTGCTAACAGCTCGTCTATGTTTACTACTAGACGCTTGCCTCTTTCATAGCGAGACAAAAATGGATTCTTTAGATGGTGTGTGGTATGTATTCCGTTATTAAGCCATTCTCTAGCTTTAATCTCACAGAACCATAGAGCCATCACCATATCGGTCTTACCCTTAGTAGTGGGTGACCAGGTAATAAGTTGTTCTATTAAAGCCTTTACATTCTCGGTCTGATCTGATGGGAGATGAATAATGTTATCTCTGTGGTGCTTACCATCTTGCTGCTTAGTTCCAAACAGGGTAGACATAGAAGCTACACCAAAGCCTGCATCCCATTTGTTATTACCAGTATGATGTTCTCTAAGTACTGTTCCCTTAGATGCTAGGAACTGTCTGATACCTTCATCCTGAGTTAGGAAAGACTGGAAAGCGTTACGCTCTACAACCCATTCAGCAGGAGCATAGACGTTGGTCCAATCAATAATCAACTGTCTAATCTGAGCAGGTGTTGGTCTAGTAATCTTGATAGCATCTACAATGTAGCGCTTATGAGTAATACGATCTACGCCGTAGCAGATAGCAGCAGTATCACCAACCATTGCAGGGTCTAGTCCACATACAAAAGAAAAACCAGTTAAATCTTTAGGATGGCCTGGGGCTCCCATCTGGAGCCTACCTGACTTACGCATACCATCAATAGAGCCCTTTACACATACAGGGTCAAAGGTGGCATCATCTGAAACATCTTGCTGCTGATAAACTAAAGCCCAAGTCTGAGCATCCATAGCTTGACGTTCTGCATAGAGATGCTTACCGTTCCAGCGAGGATATAATCCATCATCTGTCTTATCAGAGTCTTTCTGCCCATCAAAGGGTTGGTCTGAGTTAGGCCAGAGAGTTACCCACTTGGTGGGGTCCTCATTGGTTTCAAGTAATGCTGGCATCGCCAGATATGTCCAAGGGACCAGACCACCAGGGTATCTATCAGGAGAGCGTAGTTCTTTGTATAAGTCTACAGAGGCAACGCGGGTTCCGATAACAATTAACTTACCAGTAGGGTTAAGACGGGATCTGACATCTTGGGTAAGCCATCTAATCTGCTTTTCAAATTCATTAGCGTTCTTCAAGGTAACAGCATCATCAACAATAATCATATCGGCACGCTTACCGTATATCTGACCGCCAATACCTACAGCTTCTAGGTTTGGGTCCTTCTCAGATGATTCTCTGAGTTCATCACCGAAGGTGACTCTAGTGGTAGTCCAGGTAGCAGACTTAGAGTTAAAGCCGACTCCAGCAGCATAGGCTTGCTGTAGGGTCTCATACATTGGATGGGTAAGGCGCTGCTTGATAGCATATAGAAAGTCTGCTGCAAGCTGCTGAGTCTGGGATACTATCAAGACTCTAAAGTTAGGATTCTGGACTATCTTCCAAGTTACATAATCTACGGTAATCGTAATTGACTTGGCGTGGTTCGGTGGGATGTTGATAAGGATACGGTTATCTGCTAGACCCTTTTCAAACTTCATAGCGGGATGGTGCCAAGAAGGGTCCCTACCCTCTATAACATCTGCCAGGTTCTGCTGGTGAGGAAAGGTAGTCTGATGAAGGAACTTCTGGCGGAACTCGGCAAAGCCGAGGTCGTGGACATCGGCCTCAGCAAAGTTCTTAGTCTTTAGCCCTAGCCTAGTTCTGTCCATCTTGTCAGCAAAGGACCTATCGGTCCTGCGGTAATACTCATAAGTCTTCATAGACTTACCAGCGGAGCCGACTGCCTGCTCGACGGTTAACCCTTCAGCTATTGCTTGAAGGATTACCCTCTTAGCAATCTCTGAGGATTTTTCAGCCATTAGTTACTTAGTGCTCCAGTTCATACCGCCACCGATTCCTCCTGCACGGCCTACGCCTCCGCGTCCAGCGGAGCCACCACGTCCTACGCTGCGGGTCTTAGGAGCAGCGGGTTTAGGCTTTGGGGTTGTTTTCTTAGCAGGTGCTTTTTTAGCAGCAGATTTTTTACGGAGACGGTCCCCTTTTACTTTTTCTTTATAGTCAGGGTCGTTTTTCATTCTCCATTTGTGGAGTTCTTTTTGTTCAGTCTTAGTCAAAGAGTCTGTGTAATAGCGGGAACCGTAGTCAGTTAGCTTCGGTCCGTTGCTTGGATTTGCCATCGGGTCTCCCATTTTTTATTGATAGAACTATCCCCACTAAATGAGGCGACTTGCGCCTCGTCATCGGGCTTGGCGCCCGAACGAGTCACAACGAAGTGAGGGGTAAGTCCGCTACAGCCCTTAGAGGGGCGTAGCGTCAGCGTAGCCCGCAGTAAGCTACAACCGTTCCGCTTACTGCTCCTATACTGTATTAGGCGGGAAAAAATAGTCATTTCCCGCTTTCTGTAAATAAATCTTTATTTTGTGGTAAACATCACAATTAAATACGTACAAACTAGGACACTAGATGATCAAGGTTCACTTTAGGAAAAAAACTTTGTTGGGGAGTATGTGTACCCACGCGGTCGCGTTTAACACTCTGGGGTCTAGTTTTTTACGCGTGAATACTTGCGCGGAAGTGTGCTGAGCGTGGTGAATTGTGGAGACTTGTGGAGATTATTGGAGGGAGGCCTAACCTCTCGGCAGACCCTCTCCCCTAATAATTCTCCGAGCCCTAGTTAATAAACCGCTATCCGATAGCCCTGCCCTGCCCTGCCCTGCCC